TGCTACGGTATGCAGACGATGGCGATGCAGCTTGGCGGCCACGTTGAAGGCTCCAACGAGCGTGAGTTTGGCTACGCTCAGGTTGAAGTAAAAACTCAGAGCGCGCTGGTGCGTGGTATTGAGGACTCCCTGAGCGCAGAGGGCAATCCGCTGCTGGACGTGTGGATGAGCCACGGCGACAAAGTTACCGCTATCCCGGAAGGCTTCGTGACCGTTGCCAGCACCGAGACCTGTCCGTTCGCCATTATGGCTAACGAAGAGAAGCGCTTCTACGGCGTGCAGTTCCACCCGGAAGTGACTCACACCCGTCAGGGCCTGCGTATGCTGGAGCGTTTCGTGCGCGACATCTGCGAGTGTGAAGCGCTGTGGACCCCGGCTAAAATTATCGACGACGCTATCGAGCGTATCCGCCAGCAGGTTGGCAATGACAAGGTGATCCTTGGCCTCTCCGGCGGCGTGGACTCCTCCGTCACCGCAATGCTGCTGCACCGCGCCATTGGCGATCGCCTGACCTGTGTGTTCGTTGACAACGGCCTGCTGCGCCTGAACGAAGCCGAGCAGGTGATGGATATGTTTGGCGACCACTTCGGCCTGAACATTGTTCACGTTGAAGGCGAGCAGCGTTTCCTTGACGCGCTGGCTGGTGAGAACGATCCGGAAGCGAAACGTAAAATCATCGGCCGCGTCTTCGTTGAAGTCTTTGACGAAGAGGCGCTGAAGCTGGAAGACGTTAAGTGGCTGGCACAGGGCACTATCTACCCTGACGTCATTGAGTCCGCTGCATCGGCGACTGGTAAAGCACACGTCATCAAATCTCACCACAACGTGGGCGGCCTGCCGAAAGAGATGAAGATGGGTCTGGTTGAACCGCTGCGTGAGCTGTTCAAAGACGAAGTGCGCAAGATTGGTCTTGAGCTGGGCCTGCCGTACGACATGCTCTACCGTCACCCGTTCCCGGGTCCAGGTCTTGGCGTCCGCGTGCTGGGCGAAGTGAAGAAAGAGTACTGCGACCTGCTGCGTCGCGCTGACGCTATCTTCATTGAAGAGCTGCGCAAAGCTGACCTGTATAACAAAGTGAGCCAGGCCTTCACCGTGTTCCTGCCGGTACGCTCCGTCGGCGTGATGGGCGATGGTCGTAAGTACGACTGGGTTGTCTCCCTGCGCGCGGTTGAGACCATCGACTTTATGACCGCACACTGGGCGCACCTGCCGTACGATTTCTTAGGTCGCGTCTCTAACCGCATAATTAATGAGGTTAATGGCATTTCGCGTGTGGTGTATGATATCAGCGGCAAACCACCGGCTACGATTGAGTGGGAATGATTAACGGCTAAGTTATATCTACTCATATCTATTCAAAATCATAACCAACCCTCTGTTTTTACAGAGGGTTTTTGTTTATAGCTACTCATATCTATTCACTCTACCTCACATTTTTACACGGTATGCCTGTCGGTATATGTGAAATACATTACCCAATGGGTATACTCGATACCGTCAAAAAATGGACGTAACACGGGTGAACTATGCTGACCGATACCAAATTAAAAAACCTTAAGCCGAAGGAAAAAATCTACAAAGTGACCGACCGCGACGGACTCTACGTAGCCGTGCTCACATCAGGCAGCGTCTCGTTTCGCTACGATTACCGGATCAACGGAAGGCGTGAGACGCTAGTGATCGGACAGTATGGCCGTGACGGTATCAGCCTGGCGGAAGCGAGGGAAGAATTGATCTCCGCAAAAAAGCTCCTGAAGGCAGGCCAGTCGCCAGCTGCGGCCAAGAGAGACGGTATCAATAAGAGCAAAAGCGGGGACACGTTTACGGTACATACCGACAGATATATGCAACACGCCACGCTTGCCCCCAGCACTAGAGAGCTGAAGCGCGCCATCATCGATCGCGATTTGATACCGGTGCTGGGCAACAAGCTGATGTCGGAGATCACCACAGCTATGGTGCTAAGCATGTGCGACAAGATTGTCGAACGCGGCGGCAATGCCACGGCAGTACGTGCCAGGGAAATCGTCAGCAGCGTCTACCGGCACGCTAACGACCGTGGTCACGGCTTCTTTAATCCGGCGGCCGACATAAAACCATCCTCTATCGCCACGTTCCAGGAGCGGGATCGATACCTGCAGCCCTGGGAGATAGGTGTTTTTTTCCGGGCGCTGGATAAGTTTGGCTCAACGACCACGCTCAAGATGGCGTTAAAGCTTATTCTGCTGACGATGGTAAGAAAAAGTGAATTCACTAACGCTAAGGTAGAAGAGGTGAGTTTCGGTAAATCGGTGTGGACGATCCCGCCAGAGCGAATGAAGAGCGGCAAGCCTCATGCTATTTATCTGTCACACCAGGCGCACGATCTGATGGTCGCCATGCAGATGTGTTCCGCCGGTAGCCCGTACCTGATCCCGGGGCGCTATAACTTCAACAAGCCCATGTCAAACGCTGCACTAAACTCTCTCATCGATCGCGTTCTGGCCAGCATCAACGAATCAGGACAGAAACTGGAGAAGTTCACCGTGCATGATCTGCGGCGCACGGCCAGTACACTGCTGCACGAGGCAGATTACCCACCAGACTGGATTGAGAAAGGTCAGGCCAGGAAGATGCAGGGAACACGCGCGGTGTACAACAAAGCGGAGTATGGACGCCAGCGGCAGTACATGCTTCAGCAGTGGGCTGATATGGTCGATGCGTGGATACGCGGGGATCACACTGATATAGTGCAGTTCTCCCCGACTATGTTTGAGGCCTGGATGAAGGAAAGAAACTGATCACAGCCAGGCGACACTGTCATTTTTTAGCATGGCCACCGCCAGGCTGATCACCCGCAACATCGACACTGAAGGGCAGGATATCGCTATGGACCATCCTGCACTCAGACAGATTATCCAGCATTTTGGTGACGCCCTCGCTGGTCTCGAAAATTCCGCAGGCATCAGCGAGCAAGCCCACCACCTGGTAAGCTTCAGCGCATACTTGCTCCATCTCATCAGCCTCTTTAAGAGCTCGCTCTGCAACGGCGATCGGGTGATCACCAGTATACTCAATATCTCCCGCGACCTGGCGGGAGAAACTGATAAGGCGTGATAACGCTTCGGTTACAGACATTAAATCCCCTAGATTCTCGTTGAGTTTCGCTTCGCCGGTTTCCTTTTCATCAGCATATAAGGCCATGCCAGGATCACCGCTGCAGAAAATGCTATCGCAAAAATGGTCAGTAAAGATGATGCCAGGAACTTCATGCTGTCCGGCTGGTTTCTCAGCCTGAAAAAGATGTCATTAAGTTCGCTTTTATTATCGTCACTGACGAGCCAGCCCGCCTTTAACTGGATGGCGGTAATGATCAGAAAAACCAGACCTGCCAAAATATATGCAGCGGTAATGTACTGCCAAATGCTCACTCGTTCACCTCCTCTCTTTGATTTACTTCCTGCGCCGCCCGGCGGCGCTCACTGCTACGGATAAGCTGCTGTGCGCCGTCATCACCAGGGCCGCGATTTGTGCCCAGGGCGCGCATCACGCTTTCACGTTCGTAGCTCTCGATATCACTGCGCGTCACGGCACACCCCCCGCCCGCGCAGATTGAGCCACTGGCTGACGCACACCAGCGCCAGCAGTACGCCGTAACCAATGCACCAGGCGGCGATCTGATGGTCTGTCATGCGGCCTCCCGTTTAGCAAGGATTTTTGCGCCAAAGCTCATTAACCCATCATGATCCACGGTAGTCATCTGGCAGTGAGTACGCGGCCACGGACGCCAGATAATGAGCATTTGCCCTTTGTTGTTCCCGGACACGGGCCTACCTGTTGCAGCGCTGAGAAAGGCCAGGCGACCGCCAGTGATAAACCTGACTTCGTGAGCTGTGGCTATCGCATCGAGAAACCAGCCAACGGATGTATCTGCGTTTAGCAACATCACGCACCCGATATTGTGCTTTTCGTTCTCTGCCGCCGCCTTTGCTACGAAAGGGCCTACATTGCTGTATGGTGGGTTCATCCATACGTATCCCGGCAGCCCCGGGATCAATGAAGACCAGTCTGTTTCCAGCGTGTTCTGTTCTTCAGTTATGAAGCGCCGGCACAATGCGTTTTGAGCACTGGCAGCTGCATCCAGCTGGAAGAAAAACTCAGCATCCAGCGCTGCAAAAATGGCTGGTGGAGTACGCCACAGATCGCGCTGCTCAGCCGGTGTGTTACTTCCCCCATAATCGCTCATGACGCTACCTTCCTGCTGTTAAGTTCTTCCGCCAGGCGCTGCGCCTTAAGCGGGTTTTTGATTACCTTGCCTCGCGGGGCAATCCAGCCCCGGCGGCTTACGGAATAGACCAGGGTGACGCTGCCGACCCTGATGTTGTCAGTGGTGTTAGTCATAGATCACCCCACACTCGCAGCCTGCGCTGATACCGCTGTAATCACCACGGCGCAGCCCGTTGCTGAAGCCGATGCAGCGCTGGCGGCGCATGGCAATTCGGGAGCGCTCAACCTCTCCCCGCGCTTTGTCCATGCACTTCAGCCAGAGATTGGCCGCTACGCGGTACTGGCCACGCTCTTCGCGTGCGATAGCCAGCTTTTCGATCTCCATCGCTGCCGGGGTTACCGCCACCGGCGCGCCCGGCGCTGGCCGGGCTAACACTTTTTCTTCGTGGTGCTTTTCGAGACGGGACTTAGCCATGATGCGCACCTCACGCAGCAGCTGAGCTAACGGGACGGAAAACGCGCTGCTCAACTGGCGGCTTTTTTCCAGTGAACTCTGCCGGACTGTTGGCCTGGCGCTGGTCAAGCCACTGCTCGACCTCGTCGCCATTCCAGACGCAACGTCGGTCAGTGATATAGAAACGCTTCGGGAACTCCCCGGCCTGTTCCAGGCGATCGATGGTGCTCCACGACAGCGGAACCATCTCAAGCACCTGCTTCTTACTTTTTGCATTTTTCATAGGTACTCCTCGTTGAGGTGGTGCGGCGCGCGCTGCGCCGCTCGGTGGTTAATTTGCGCCAGTCAGCTCGTCTTTACGGATGCCGTAAACATCAGTCGCTGAATCCAGAAGTGCAGGGTGATCGGCCAGGCGCTGCGAAGCGTACTGATATGCCCGTTCCAGATCTTTCACGCTGCGAGCAGACATTGCTGCCGCCGAGAATCCGGAGAGGATATCTTCAGGGCCGCGATCGTCTTTCTTCTGCTGATGTTCCTGCGGCTTCGGCTGCTCTTCCGGCTTCTGGTGGATCAGCGAGTTGAGGCTGCCCGTATTGACTGGGGTAACATCGCGCTCCTGGCGCGGGCTGAACTCTGCCAGCTCGTCAGGGGTGTAAACGCCAAGGAGAACGTCTGGAGCGTGCAGGCGTGCCCAGCGTTTGGTGCACAGATATGCCAGCTGCTGGCGCGGATCCTGTTCCCACAGTGGGGAGTTACGCACCCCAGCCTGTGCCATGCTTATAGTCAGCGTGCGCGGCTCCTCCTCACCTTTGAGGGTCGCCCAGACGGTTACAGTCAGGTTCGGTGACTTATCCGTTTTGCCGCTGACTTTCGACCAGTCACCATCCCAGCGGTAATTCAGGCGGGTAGCCAGCAGGTTAGAAGAGGAGACCACAGCGTTAACCAGCTGCGCTTCGTAGCCGAGCGCGCCGTTAACTACGTGGGTCTTCTGAGCCACGGCGAACGGGTTCATGCCCCACTGCGCTGCCTGCATTGTTACTGCCAGGCAGTCAGAAGGTTTTCCAGCCAGGTGAGCAGGTACGGTGGCCTTGCTCTGCGACATCAGTTCGGCGAAGCGCACCAGGCGATCCATACCTTCCGGGCTAAATATGGCCGCAGCGGTGCCGATAGTTGCGCCACGTTCTGCGGTCAGGGTGATTTCATTGCTCATGCGTACATGTCCTGTTTGCGTGCCCACTCAGGGCGTTTAATGATTTCAACGCCGCCCCATTCACTGGAGGCGCGGCACTGGTGATAGGTATTCAGATCCCGGCGGAAGAGGCGGAGGCCCTCATCTTTGTCGTAGGCGTCCAGCTCGAACACGCGCACCGGGTAGCGGCCGCAGTCGATGGACTCACTCACGGCGATAAACACGAAGCGGTGCTCTTCGCCGGTTGTGTGCTTCGCCCCTTCGCGATACATGGCGTCCTGTACGTGGTAGCGAAACTCCTCGATGTGCCGGGCGAAGCGTGACATGTCACTTACTTTCTTCACGTCGGCGATGATCGGGAACTTGCGCAGCTGCTTATCCGGGCGGATGCGGCACAACTCCCCGGTCTCCTCATCGATCCAGTAGTGAGATGATTCGCAGTCGCCTTCCTGTTCGAGCAGCCAGCGCGCCGCCGGGTGGGCCATTGCGCTGCCGCGCATCAGCTGAAGCTTGCGGCCGTCCTCGGCAGCCATGACGGTCATGCCCATGCCCGATACGTCTTTCAGGAATGCGGCTTCGTCCTGCTTGCCGGCGGTAGTGCGCCGGTTAAACTCAGGGGCCACGATGAAGCGCTTATCGAACTCCTCCGGCTCCAGGAGCAGACAGTGCAGGGCGGACCCCATGTCCAGCGCCTGTAGTTTTTCGGTATCTACCGGCGCGGCCTTCTGCCACGGCAGCAGAGACGGATCGACAGCAATCATGTCGAGCTGCGACTTACTCACGCCGTCCCCGGCGTGGTAGTCCTCGTTGCTGATATCGTGATAGATGCCAGGATTCATGACGCCTCCCGGGCGATGATCATTTCATCAGCTAATTCGTAGGCCCTGCGGGGGATTGGCCCCTGATAGTTACCTGACGGCAGCATCCCCTGCATGGCGCTAACTGCCAGCTTGTCGCGCAGCGTCATTCCACAATCGTGGTCACCTTCTTTGTCGAGCTTGTCGGCCATTTCCCAACGCCCGACAATGCCGGTCAGTTCGCTGATGAATGCGGCCAGGGTTTCTTCAAACTCGACGCTTTCCATAGCGACATTGAGGATCTGAGGGCTCACACCGGCACGCAGAAGGTTGTCGAACGCGGGCAGGATGTACTCGGTTTTGAGAGTTTCCTGCAGCTCGACCTGGCGATCGTGCAGCTGCTCGGCCAGACGGTAATCGCGTTCAAAGATCGGCATCAGCGCCTTAAGCTTCATTTGCTGTTGAACTTTCATCTTCATACCCCGTTGGTATTCCCGCGTTTATCATCTGGTCGTAATTCAGCGTCTGACCGTTGAGCGGGTTAGTTGTTGATGACATGCGCCACAGATACCCGCATGCCAGCCTTGTGACCGTGTACTGCTTACCGCGCCACATTGCGGTTACTCTGGTTTCCACTGTGCATCCACGCTGCGGGCTTCTTTGGTAGTGAAAGCCCAGGTTACTGCTTCGCCGAGGGAGCGAAACTTCCAGCTCATCAGCCCGGAGAGGGTTACACAGTGCCAACCGTTAATGATTCTCCACTGCATTTTTAGATCCTCATGTTTACCAATTTGGTAACAATTGGTGCCGTGATAAGCCCCGTTTCCGGGGCGCTAACTCAGAAATTCCAGGCTTTGGCGGAAAGCTCTTTAGCCAGCTTACGCGCCTCAGACTTGCCGCTAACTTCGTAGCGCTCGTCTGTAACCTTGGCTCGTCTGTAACCTTGCCGTCTACCCCGATCACCAGGAACTTAGTGCCTCGGCTGGCATAGTAATGGGCTGTCTTCATACTGCTGTGCTCCTCAATGCGTTACCAGTGAGGTAATAATTATCCATATGTGATTGGTAGTCAATAGCTATGAACATAGAAAATTACCCGAAAGGTAATATTGCAAGCACAAAAAAACCCGCTCAAGGCGGGCTATTCTTTGATTTAAATGAAATTATTCAGCGTTTCTTGCGCTCTGAACTATCACAAAATCAACATAGCTTTCGATCTTCGCTTTCTCACCCTCAGGTAATAATGCGTAGCGAGAGCGGTCATAGTTGATGACGGTTGTGTCGCCAGGAGGGATCAGCATTTCGTAGGCCCGGCGGCCGAACGCCCGGGCGATGGCTTCCAGATTGGCGATAGTGATGCTTACCTCGTTACGCAGCATGCGGTTAATGCTCGCCTGGCTTACGCCGGAGGCATCCGCTACGCGCTGCTGTGATGACAGCTCCCGGTTCTGGCCCATCCATAATTTCAGGTTGTGCGCTGCCACCAGGCCTATCTCTGACGTGTCGACGGTATCGCGCACGTCCGCCTGTAGCGCCAGGTAGTGATCCACGTCCAGCCAGTTGCGCGGCTTGTTGCCGACGGCCTCTATCTTGCGTGCTGACGCATCACCAATATTTTTCTTTCCCGACGTCCAGCGGCTGACCAGGTTAGGCTCAGTTCCCATTCTTTCCGCCAGGCGAGACTGCACGCCGTTAAAATCACGGTCGATCAGGTCTTTCAGGTTATCGCGACGAATATCATGGATGCTTTTCATTGCCGGAAATTTTTCTCTTATATGAATGATTTGATGATTCTCATTATCGCGCATTTACCCCAGAGGTAAATGAACCTTTCAGGTAACATTCCTTGATTTTTATTACCGATTGGGTGAATATTTATTATCTGAAATAAATATCAGGCAATAGCTATGAGCGAGAACGCACAGTTTGATTTTAAAAAGGCCTGGCTGGCGCTGACGCCGGATGAGCGCGAGCGGTTTGCAGTAGAGGCCGGAACCACTGCCCATTACATCCAGACGCACCTCACCGGAAAGCGCAAGATGCCCGGCAAACGCGTGATGGACGGGCTTTACAAGGCATCCCGCGCCCGTAAATGGGTTCGCAGCAAGCCCGAGTTAGTCACCTTTTTCTACTCCTGATCTCCCCTCCGACCGCCTCCTGGCGGTCTTTTCATATCTATTCGTACCGCAAAGGTAATAAATATCCATTTATGGTTGATCTTTTTTCGCTGTGAGTCGAAAATAGCCGATATCAATAGCAAAAAGCGAGGTCGCCAACGTGCAAATCATCACCCGTATGCAGGCCGCCAGAGAAGGCCTGAACAAATACAACACCGGCAAACCTTGTCGGCATGGCCACCATTCCCCGCGCTACGTGCTTAACGGTACGTGCGTGCAGTGTGCGCTGGAGAGCGCCAACAAGCACCGTAACGAGTTCTCCGAAGCGCTCAGGGCAGCCCAGGGGGCAGCATGAAGCCGGCCGCGTATTACAACGAGATCGACCCGTACGCCGCCCAGTGGTTGCGGAATTTAATCGCCGGCGGTCACATCGCGCCGGGTGAAGTTGACGAAAGGAGTATTGAAGATGTCGCACCTGACGACCTGCGAGGGTTTACCCAGTGCCACTTTTTCGCAGGGATCGGCGGATGGTCTCACGCCCTGCGCGTTGCCGGATGGCCCGACGATAAACCAGTGTGGACTGGCTCCTGCCCGTGCCAGCCTTTCTCCTCGGCAGGCAAAGGCGATGGGTTTAATGACGCGCGCCACCTCTGGCCAGATTTTGCCTGGCTCATCAGCGAGCGAAAGCCTGTCGCGATCTTTGGCGAGCAGGTTGCAGCTGGTAACGCAAACGTCTGGTTCGACCTTGTACAGTCAGACCTGGAAGGAATGGACTACGCCTTCGGGCTTGTCCCGTTTACGTCAGCGGGCATCGGTGCGCCGCACATCCGGGAGCGAGCTTACTGGGTGGCCGACGCCCACAACCGAATCCACGGTAAGAGAGAAACGCTACGCCCAGGGAGGGATGCCGTTCTCAATGGCTGTTGCTCTGGCACACTGGCCGACGCCCACCTGCAACGTGAATCCTCAGCCGGAAACGCGGCGGGGCTTACAGAATATTGCGGGCGCGGTGAAGCTGGCGGGCTGGACAACGCCAACCACCCGCGACTGGAAGGACACGGCGGGCATGACTGCGCAGAGGGACGGGCGGGACAGGTTGGATCAGTTACCGAGGCAGGCTTACACCTGCGGCCCCTTGAGGTTAACGGTTTTTGGCGTGATGCAGACTGGCTCTTTTGTCGGGACGGAAAATGGCGTCCAGTTGAACCCGGCACATTCCCGCTGGTTGATGGGTTTCCCAAAGGCATGGGACACGGCAAGTCCTCACTACGAGCACTGGCAGGCCGTAACCGAGTCGGCAGGCTCAGAGGCTACGGCAACGCCATAAATGTATACGCCGCTGCCGCATTCATTCGCGCTTATATGGAGGTGATCTGATGGCCCGCATCCGTACTATCAAGCCTGAGTTCTGGACAGATGAAGACTTGTCAGAAGTTTCAGAGTCAGCGTGCCTTCTGGCGATAGGGCTTCTGAACTATGCCGACGACGAAGGCTTTTTCAATGCAAACCCTAAGCTGATCAAGGCAGCTATTTTTCCTATCCGTGAGCAGTCCGGTAGCATTCCGGTATTACTACGGGAGCTTTCCAGCGTCAGGTATATCACCCTTTTTTCCGGCCCTGACGGCAAGATCTACGGGCTTGTGAATAACTTTTCTAAGCATCAGGTCATAAACAAGGCAAAGAGGAGCACAATCAAAGACTTATGCACTGTACTGTATGAGTACGGTAGCGATACGGGAGGAGTACCACCTGGAAGGGAAGGGAATGGAAAGGAACAGGGAAAGGAAGATACTCTCTCTGCGCGTGAAGAAATTCCGTTTGTGGATAAGTCGGATGTGGATAACGAGCAGCAGGGCCAGGAACACGATCCCGGCGCGAACAATTCATTGCTCGACGGCTACGTCCCACCAGGGCGGCCGGGTGCTATCGGAAAGTTCACCATGCACGAAGGCTGGAAACCGGATCCTGACATCCTCCGGCAGGCCTCACTGTGGGGAGTATCTCTGACAGGCGAAATAACGAAGCAGGAACTGGCTCAGTTCGTTTCTTACTGGCAAGCCGAGGGTAAGGCATACCATCATACGCAATGGCAGCAGAAGCTCGTACAGAGCGTTAAAACAGTAAGATCGAAAACAAGCAAATCAGAACGCCGGGATATCCTGGCTGTATCGGAACCAGATAGCGAGATTCCTCCAGGGTTCAGGGGAAGTAAAATTCCTGTCGGCTTCAGAGGCTGACGGTAACAACCAGACCGAATCTGGCTAAACGAGCGCGGAAGCGCATTTTTTTACTTGCAAATTGTTACCTGTAAGGTAATTATTACCAGTGAGGTAAATATGACAATGTGTGTAGGGATTGATCCCGGTTGCAGTGGCGCGCTGGTGCTCATGGGTTACATGGGTGGCTATATCGATCACCTGAACATGCCAACCATCAAGGTCGGCACCAAGTCCAGAGTGAACGGCGCAGCAGTGGCCGCCTGGCTCAGGGATTACCAGATCGGGCACGCATATCTGGAGCAGGTCGGAGCTATGCCCGGCCAGGGAACCGCCAGCATGTTCACCTTCGGGCACGCCGCCGGCGTCATCGAGGGAATACTCCAGGGGCTGAACATCCCCTACACGCTGGTAACGCCGCAGGCCTGGAAGAAGTCCGCCGGGCTGATTGGCAGCGACAAGGACGCAGCGCGCAGCCGGGCTATTCAGCTGTACCCGGAACTGCGGGCACTGGATGCAAAAGCCAAGGGGCAGGCTATCGCCGACGCTCTACTGATAGCCAGATACGGCGCAGGGCTGAAATGAAGATCCTTTTTGGTATCAATTAAAACAACAGCTTATACGGGTAACAAGGGGTAAAGATGGAAAGCAAAACCAAAGAGTTAGTCAAGGCCGGGCATGAGCTTGTCGTGCTGCTAGGCAACCAGCACGGCATGATCGACGCGGCATCGCTGGTGCAGCGCCTGACCGCGCAGCTGGATATCACTGCCGCGGCGCTGCGCGAGAAGTCGAAAGTGTGTGACCAGCTGGCGGCGGAGAATGCGGCGCAGCGTGAATACCGCCCACAACCGAGTGGTGCGGCGATGATGGAGGCTCTTGATGCGTTCTATGAGTACCACGAGGATGTGCCAGAGCAGGGAATGATGGCGGCATTTGAAATCCTTTGCTGCAAACGACCTCAAGCCCTCGCCACCGACGCCTGGCAGCGCGAGCAGATGGCGAGGGGTGTGGATGCTGCTATTGCTCACCTGCACAAAAAGTTCGAAGGGACAGGGCATATTGGCGTGCCTGTCATGGCGCTGGAGCATCTGGCACAGCAGCTGCGCAACGGGGAGGCTGTATGAGCGACAAATACGCAGCGCTGAAACAGGCGGCTGAGAGTGCATTTTCATCGTGGTCGCGTTACATGACGGCATCGACAAAAGACGTACTGGCTCTGCTGGCAGAGCGTGATGCTGATAGAGCGCGGATAGCTGAGTTGGAAAAATGGGTGAGAGGCGTCGAGGAGTCAATGATATCCGCCAGTGACCGCGCAGAGCCAGCAGAGAAGCGCGTCTCAGAACTGGAGCGAGAGAAAGATGCGCTGGAGTCAGTAGCACTTGCTCTGCGTGACGATACGCGAGAGGCGCGGACGCTCACCGTTACGCTGCCAAAAACATTCTGGTATGAGCACGATGATTTAGCGCGTGATGTGGCAGTGCTGGAAAAGCGACTGGTGAAAAAGTCACTGCGTGAAGCATGTGCCGCCGCTGGTATCAGCCTGAAGATTGAGGGGGAGTGAGTATGGCTAAATCATCAGATGTGCATGACCTGTTAAGCGCCTACCAAAAACAAGCCCGGAAGATACCCCCTAAGGGTGTTTATGCTTCAAGGCATCGTCAGGTTGAGGTGCAGGCCGCGCACGTACGCAAGATAATGCGCAAGCGTCGGCGGTCAGTCGGTAAGTCAAATAAGCTCGGATGCCGTTTTACGGCAGAAATGCGTGTAGCACTGATTTGCGATATGAACTTTTGGGCGTTGGTATGCCGCTCAAACCGTAAGCATGCTGCCAACGGTGAGGACTAACCCATGACACTGAGCAAAGAAAAGTTTGAGCACATCCTGGCGTACGCCAAGCAGCAGCAAAAGCTAGGCGTGCATCATTGCAATATTCTGCCTGATGACATGGTGGCAATCATGGAGATGGCTACAGGGAAGCTGGAGCGCCGGGAGCGGGATAAGCAGGAGCCTGTTTATCAGGTGCAGTACGGGCAGCAGTGGAGAGATGTAAGCAGGGAACGATACAACGACCATGTTGAACATGGTTCGCAAGTGCGTATTGTCTACGCCGCGCCGCCAGCGCCGGTAGTGCCTGAGGCTATTGAAAACGCGATTGAGTACATCAAAAGCATCGCGTTTCACATTGACGAAAACGACTATCACGGGCAACACATAGCGCATTTTATGCAGCAGGCGATTATGTGGCTCGAAGGTGACGCCTGCCGCGCTGCCATGCATAGTTCAACTATCTCAAATTCTGCTGATATTGCGATAGATGAAGCAAGTCATGTAACCGCGCCGATAGTGCCTGATGCGAACTACCAACAACTTAGCGAGCTATACCACTCGCAAGAGAAGAGGCTTTTTAAAATTGCACAGCGCATAAAAGGCCCGTCCTTTGACAAATATGCATACTCGCCGTCACAGGCCATCGATGTGCTCGAGGTGGCAATCTTTGGAGAAAGCAACGACGGAGGCGCCGCCGCTCTCAATCAAACACACGTCAAGCAACCAGCAAGCAACTCTCCGGTGATTCCGGATGATGTACGGCGCATGGACTGGCTGGTATCTAAAAAAGTCAATGTCCGTGAGCCACTCGTTTACGGAAGCCATAATATTTTCTGGTCACAGGCCATCACGGATGATCAAGACGAGCATCACGCAACAGCACTGCGTGAGCAAATTGATGCTGCCATAATGGCCGAGGAGTCGGCAGCACCGAAGCAGGAGAGTGAGTGATGTATGATATGTTCCACGAAATTACTCAGCGCGTTGAAGACGGCATGGGTAAAACTGTGACAACTGAAGTAGAGCTGGTCTCGTACGTTAAAGATCGCAGCAGCGGTATCTCTGAGTCGCGTTATTACGTCAAGCACAGCAATCAGCAGACAGTGTTGGAGCAGGGTATGACGATAAACCGTGACGTTTACGGGAATTACGATGCCAGCATTGTGATCACTGACTTCCCGGCTCAGAAATCGCCTGAAGAAGCCGCGCTGAAACTTGCCGACTGGCTTAAACGACTTGGCGAGTCCATCGAGGCCAACTTTAAAAAGCAAGAGGTGGATGATGCCTAAATCCCCAGCTGAGCGCAAAGCAGCGCAGCGTGCCCGCCAGGCTGCTGCCGGTGGCCGCAAGATGGAACTGGTGCTGGACCAGCAGGAGATCGACATGGTGGCGCGTAACTGCGCCGCCCGCCGTCCCGGTCGCGACCCGTACGAACTCAACGAGTATATCGCGCTGCTGATACGCCAGGATGATGCCCGACTGAAAGAGCAGGTGGCTAAGATGGCAGGCAGCCAGTGTGGTAAGTGCGGCGATAAGTTGCCGGTAGACAGTTGCCCGTGCCAGGGTGATTCGCAGTGCTGGGTTACCGGCGGGTGGCACGAGATTAAATTGGTGATATAAATAGCCGTGACATGTCACACGGCTTAAAACTCAACTAAGGAAAAATAATGAGCGAAGAAACAAAAAAAAATGAAGCACATGATGAATTTCTAAATCACACTTACACCACCAAAACCTCCGATCCGATGCTGCATGACCTTGTAGTATGGGCCAACAAAGGAATAACCCAGGGTATAACAATAAGCGTAAACGGCGTTATTTATTCGGGTCAATTGATAGGCGGGGCCGAGTGGTGTGATCTGCAGATCCAAAGACTAAGCCAGGGAGGCGTAAAGTCTGCAAAAGAAGCTTTAGAAGCTGCAATTAGCTACTATAAATCGTATAAGGAAGAATATTACTCGAATGAGGCTATTGAAAGGAAAGGTGATCAACCGTTTCATCTTCTTCATTTGAAAGATGCACGTGTTTGGGATGGGGTCAATCTTAGCAATGTGCAAATGCATTGGCGTTTTGAAATTGGTGAAGTCGATGGCTTCTCTATTGGTGCATTAGAAAAATCCAATAATTAGTTTCGGATGCGGCCCTGATATAGTGAAGTACAAAAAGCTCTCAGGGCCTTTCTATGCGCACTATCATCATCGCTACCGTCAGATTTTATATTATGGGGCCAGGCGAAAAGCTCCCTGACATCTACGCTGATCGCAACTTCACTCAGGCTTACGTCATCTGGCCGCGAAAAAGCGGCATGTGGGACGTGAGATGGAACAGGTCCAGCGAGTGGCAGGAGATATCCACTACTCAATATCCCACTGAGAACGCCGCTTTCAACGCGGCACACGATCACCTTGTCGGTCAGCAGCGGAAACTCCGCTAACACACCCTCCTGAATCGCTATTTTGCGTGATAGTATTACCATATTGGTAATTATTACTCAGGTGGTAACTATGGCCGCAGCGCCCAAACCTCACAAACGCAAATCAACGCAATTTAAGCCGCTTACGGAAATGCAGGAGGCCTACTGCCAGTCATACATCAAGATGCCGGAAAACCAGCGGCAGGCAGCCATAGACGCAGGATTCTCGCCCAATACGGCAGCAGCCAAGGCCAGCGTGATGATGCGGGATGAACGCATCCAGAAACGAATCGCCGAGCTGATGGAGGAGCGCAACAAGCGCCTGCGGGTCAGTGCCGATTATGTCCTGCAGCGGCTGGTGGAGATTGACCAGATGGACGTGCTGGATATTCTTAACGACGACGGCGGGATGAAGCCGATTGCTGAATGGCCGAAGGTCTGGCGCACCTCTCTCAGTGCGATGGATATCGCCACAATCAAGACTACTCAGGCCTCTCTGCAAAAAGAGAATGGAGAGGCGGATCTCTCTGTTGAGGATGTCGAACATATTCTGAAGAAAGTGAAATGGCCGGACAAGGTCAAGAACCTGGAGCTAATCGGTAAGCACGTCGATGTGAATGCGTTCAAGGAGCGTGTCGAGGTTTCCGGCACGGTGACTATTGCCGACCGCATGGCCAGGGCGCGTGACCGCGTCAAAAAACAGTCTGGTGGTTCCGAATGACAGCCGCAGCCATGTCACCGGAAGAGCAGCTCGTTGAAGATATCGCCGGCTTCACGTATGACCCGCTGGGCTTCGCGCTGTACTCGTTCCCCTGGGGCGAGGAGGGCACAGAGCTGGCGCACGCGAAAGGGCCGCGCCAGTGGCAGGCTGAGGCATTCAGCGAGATACGTGATCACCTGCAGAACCCGGCTACGCGCTATCAGCCGCTAATGATTGCCAGGGCTTCCGGGCACGGGATCGGCAAATCGGCATTCATCTCGATGCTCATCAACTGGGGCATGGCCACCTGCGAGGACTGCAAAGTGGTGGTCACCGCCAACACCGACAACCAGCTGCGCACCAAGACCTGGCCGGAAATCATCAAGTGGTCGAATCTGTCCATCACGAAAGACTGGTTCACCACTACCGCGACGGCGATGTACAGCAACGATCCGGGACATGACAAGCGCTGGCGTGCGGACGCCATTCCTTGGTCTGAACACAACACCGAAGCGTTTGCGGGCCTGCACAACGAGCGCAAGCGTATCATCGTCGTGTTCGATGAAGCCTCCAACATCGCGGATCTGGTATGGGAGGTAGCCGAGGGCGCGCTGACCGATGAGGATACGGAGATCATCTGGGTGGCGTTCGGTAACCCGACGCGTAACACCGGCCGCTTCCGGGAGTGTTTCCGCAAGTACCGGCATCGCTGGAAGGCGAAGCAGATCGACAGCCGCACCGTTGAGGGCACGAACAAAGAGCAGCTCCAGAAGTGGGTGGAGGACTACGGCGAGGACAGCGACTTTGTTAAGGTACGTGTGCGGGGGATTTTCCCGGATGCTTCGGAGAACCAGTTTATTCCGTCCGGCCTCACCGGCCCGGCAGTGGGCAGGGTCATCACTCCCGACCAGGTGCAGCACGCGGCCACGGTTATCGGCGTCGACCCGTCGCACCAGGGCAAAGACCCGGCAGTTATTTACCTGCGTCAGGGTCTGCACTGCCGGAAGCTGGGAGAGTACCCGCGCACCACGGACGATGTGTGGTTTGCCAAGGTGATTGCCGACTTTGAAGACCAGTATCGCGCTGATGCCGTATTCATCGACTACGGCTACGGAACCGGCCTGAAATCTGTCGGTGACAACTGGGGCCGGAACTGGACGCTGATACAGTTCGGTGGGGGCACAGCCGATCCCGAGATGGGGAACAAACGCGGCGAGATGTACAAATCCGCCCGCGATGCGCTGAAGCTGGGCGCGCAACTGGATAGCCAGGATCTAGCCGATGAGCTAAGTGCGCCGGAGTACAAGGTAAGACTCAAGGACAGCCGGAAGATTTTGCAGGACAAAGAAGAGGTCAAAGAGACTCTGGGCCGATCTCCCAACAATGCCGACGCCTATGTGCTTACATACGCATTCCCGGTGGTGAAGAAGCAGTTTTATGTCGGGCAGCAACAAAGTCAGCAGGGTCGTGCCATCACAGACTACGATCCGTATGCTTAATTTTTTGGTTGCCCAAGAATGATGTCACGAAGTTCTTTTTGCTCATTTTTTGCGCTGTACATCGCCTTTAACCTTTCATCATTAATCTGTTGTAAATCTTCGATTTTGTAAGAAAGTTCCTTTATATCAGCTGATTGGCTTTCGCTTAGTTCTTTAAAATGATTTGCTTCGGCTTTGAACCTCTCGGCTCTTTCCTTTAGTTGCTCAAACTTTTTAGAGAGCTCTATAAATTGGTTGACTGCCATATCTTTTTCGGCGGTAATTTCACCCATTCGCTCCTGGGATTGAGCGATCTGCTCCTTCATCTGCTGAATGTTTATTTCATCGCCAGTTCTTACTTTTTCATAAGTGACGTCTCTTTTGGCCTCAAGGCGTCGTAAGCGCGTAGAGCGGATAATCTGCTTAGCTTTGCGGTGGTTTTCAATGGAATCATTATTGTCCAGTGGCTTAGCTTGCCACGCTGAAATAACATTGTTAATCCAAGGTAGGCAGCCGCATAGAACTGCTACTGACAGGCACGGATAAAGAGCTACCGTTTTCCAGCTGCTGTGAGCTGAAATGTAATCGATCTTGTCGGCTATTTTAGTGTCGCTGAGGAAGAGATACAGAATTGACTTCCAGTTGAAAGCACACCAAGAGAGAGCGAAAGCTCCAAAGACTGGGTTACTTACCCTTTGTGATGCGGTATTGATGGTCGAAGAAACATATTCTTTAAGTGATTCCAGCATGACCCGATCCTTTTAGGTTTTGTCTGATCTTACCTCTAAGGTAATTCTTAGTCACGAGGCAAAAAAAATGCCCGGCGAACCGGGCGAAACTGGAAGCAATGATTACGGGGTACAACACAGCATCACGGGTGTGATTGGGTTGTGGCGGTGGTGCCTCCACCTGCTGGTATTAGCCAATTCCAGCGACGTACACTGCCCGGAAACGTATTCATCTGGACGGGTTTGGCTCGTCACGCGCGCATAGCCGCAATTACCACAACGGAAGGAGCACTGATCTCACCCTGCAAGCTAATTCGCACGCTATGCTTCAGGGTTGCTGCGTACTGCACAATGCTCTTTCCTGTTGTGTGCTGACCTCACAGCCAGCGTGGTTGGAGTCGTCCCGCAAACACGGAGCTATACCAACTAGGCAGGATCACCCTGAAAGAGCTGCCTCTTGATTCTTCCAGGCTCCCGAACTATCCCGGTAGTCGTTGTGGTGGCCGGTGCTGATCTCCGGCTCAGTGGCGCGGTGTTTCAATATCGTAACCGCCCGTTCCATCCGCGTTTGATCAGTCCGTATGCTCGCTTAGAACGTTTCGCCTGCTTATCTTTTCTCAACCGTTTGACGGTCAGCCCCGTCATTCACCACAACAAAAAGAGCACTACCGCGTTCTGCCGTTCCATCCTGGCTTTTGGTACTGCAACGGCTGCGAGATGTTTTTTGCATGCCAGCGCTCTTTTGGTTATGCCCTCGTCTCTTCCGAGGTGTCACACCGTACCGCCGCGATGGTGAATCGCCTCATGGAGTTGTGCACCCCAGGCTTGCACATTCCGGCTACCTGTCAGGGCATGAAATAGCAAGGGAACCTTTCAGACCGCTATCGGCGCATGTGCAATACACCGAAATAAAACACACACCGCCGTTTGATTTAACGACCAGGCATAAAGGTCATTCGTTGATGCGCGCTTTATTTACCTAAAAGGTAATAATTGAGGCGCTTTCTGTCAATACCCTACGCTAAATAATTCTTATGTGGTTAAATTGGTAATAATTTAAGCCCGCCGGAGTTATGCCATGTGCGTTGCAAAGACCCCAAAAGTTGCCGCTGCCCCAGAGATTCAGGCTGCCCCGCAGGAGCAGGATGCCGCCGTAGTTGACGCACGTGACGAGGAAACCCGCCGCCGCCGCGCCGCTTCAGGTCGTAACTCCACGCTGCTGACCAGCGCGCAGGGTGATACTTCTGCCGCTAATACCAGCGGCAAGACCCTGCTCGGCCAGTAACGGAGCGATTGCAGATGGCGGAATCACTGAAAGAAAGACTCGGCAAGCAGTTTGCGCAGCTGGATAACGACCGGGCTTCGTTCGTGTCGCACTGGCGCGAACTGAGCGAGTTTATTGACCCGCGCGGATCCCGCTTTCTCACCAGTGACGCCAACCGCAACGATCGCCGTAACTCCCGCATCGTTGACCCGAGCGCCTCCCTAGCTGCTGATACGCTCTCCAGCGGCATGATGTCCGGCATCACCTCCCCGGCGCGCCCGTGGTTCCGCCTGGCAACGCCTGATCCGGACATGATGGACTACGGCCCGGTGAAGGTGTGGCTTGAGACCGTGCAGAACCGCATGAACGACATGTTCAACAAGAGCAACCTGTACCAGTCCCTGCCGCTGCTTTACTCCAGCCTGGGCAACTACAGCACCGGCGCTATGGCCGTTCTCGAAGACGATGACGACATTATCCGCACCGTGCCATTCCCGATTGGCAGCTACCACCTGGCTAACTCCGCGCGCGGCAGCGTCGATACCTGCTATCGCAAATTCAGCATGACCGTGCGCCAGCTGGTGATGCAGTTCGGCAAGGATAACGTCAGCCTGTCTGTTAAGGGCATGTGGGAAGCCGGGAACTATGAGCAGTGGGTGGAGGTGATGCACGCCGTCTATCCGAACGTTGATCGAGATACCGGGCGCATGGATTCGAAGAACAAGCCCTGGAAATCCGTTTATTACGAGGTCGGCGGCGACAACGACAAGCTGCTGCGCGAGTCCGGATTCGACGAGTTCCCCATTATTGCCCCGCGCTGGACTGTTAACGGCGAGGACGTCTACGGCAGCAAGTGCCCGGGCATGACCGCTCTTGGTCAGATCAAAGCCCTGCAGCTGGAGCAGAAGCGTAAAAGCCAGATCATCGACAAAGTGACTAACCCGCCAATGGTCGGCCCGTCATCGCTGAAAAATCAGCGTGTCAGCCTGCTGCCCGGCGATATCACTTACATCGACCAGATGACGCAGCAGGACGGCTTCCGCCCGGCGTACCAGGTTAATCCCGACATGTCCGGCCTCCTCGCCGACATCCAGGACACCCGGCAGATTATCGACCGCTGCTACTTCGTCGACCTTTTCCGGATGCTCCAGAGCATCAACACCCGCTCTATGCCGGTGGAAGCCGTGATAGAGATGAAGGAAGAGAAGCTTTTGATGCTCGGGCCGGTGCTGGAGCGCCTGAACGACGAGGCACTGAACCCGCTTATCGATCGCGCTTTCTCCCTGATGGCTCGCAAGAACATGCTCCCTGAGCCTCCTGAGGTTATGCAGGGCATGCCGCTGCGTATCGAATACATCTCCGTGATGGCTCAGGCGCAGAAGTCTATCGGACTCAGCAGCCTGACGCAGGCCGTCGGATTTATCAACCAGCTGGCGCAGGTCAAGCCGGAGGCACTCGACAAGCTCAACATCGACGAGGCCATCGACTCCTACGCGGAAATGTCCGGCGTGTCGCCGACCGTCATCCTCCCGCAGGAACAGGTCGATCAGATTCGCCAGCAACGTGCTCAGCAGCAGCAGCAAATGCAGGCCGCCGCGATGGCACAGGCCGCCGCCCAAGGCGCGAAAACCCTTAGCGAGACGCAAACCAGCGAACCTAGCGCGCTCACCGCGCTGGCAGGAGCAGCAGGAGGCCAGCAATGACTGACGACTGGGACGACGACCAGCCAAACCCGGAGCAGGTGAAGCTCCAGCAGATCCGCGCTGAGCGTGAAGCTGATGATATCCGGCAGGTCATGAGCACCGAGCAGGGCCGCCGCATCGTATGGGCAGTGCTGGAGCAGGGCAAGGTGTTCGGCTCCACGTTCGCTGTCGATCCGGCGGTGACCGCGTTCAACGAAGGGCAGCGCAACATTGCTTTGGCGCTGTTCATGCGCGTCATGTCCGCCTGCCCTGAGCAGTATCTGAAGATGGCCGCCGAGGCCGACGCCAACGAGGAGAAATAGCGATGCCGATCACCGACATCAAATTTGTGCGTACCTCATCAATCGCCGAGTTGGAAACGATGATCCCGCCGCTGCTGAAACAGGGTTACCAGCCATATGGTGCAGTGCAGATCCGCAACACCAATAACGCCAGCGGCGGGTACGACTTCTTCCAGGCAATGGTGATGGGTGACTCAACCACGCCGAACAGCAATCAGAAGCTGATGACCGACGGTGACGCCGTCACGGTGCAGAACAGCGCAGGTGTGGCAGTGGCAGGCACGCACAAGCTCTCGATCGTCAACGGTGTGCTGGTGTTGAAGCTGGACCCGACTGTGGCGCCGTTGATTAACGGCCAGGTGCAGAACGCCGTGCCGGTGACCAACAACGCACTGCTGTCTATCGGCACCACTAACCGCAAAGTGACCAGCACCGTAGCCGCTGGCGCACTGACCAACTTAACCATCGTGTAAAGGTACCAACATGGGCAATGCATTGTTCAGAAAACTATTCCAGTCAGTGCTGATGAGTGAAGCGCCAGCACCTGAATCTTCCGGCGGCGTTGGTGATGCTTCCGCGCCAGCGGCTGATCCCTCGACGCCTGCAGGTAATGAGCCTCCGGCAGCAGACCCGGCTAAGCCTGCCGCTGAACCGGAGAATCCGGAAGGCAAAAAACCTGAAGGTGAAAAGCCGGATGGCGAGAACAAGCAGGAACAGCAGAAGCCTGAGGGCGCGCCGGAGAAATATGAGTTCAAGGCCACCGAAGGCCAAGAACTTGACGCCGCGGCGCTGGAGCAATTTGAGCCTATCGCCCGTGAGTTGAACCTGACCAACGAGCAGGCTCAGAAGATGGTTGACCTGTACGGCACACAGATCCTGCCAATGGTGCAGAAGCAGCAGGCGGAAGCCTGGCAGAAGACTACCGAGCAGTGGGCGGCAGACGTTAAAGCAGATAAAGAGATCGGCGGCGACAAGCTCACCGCGAGCATCGGCGTAGCGCAGCGCGCGCTGGAGACCTTCGGCACGCCAGATCTTAAACAATACCTGAACTCAACCGGGCTGGGTAATCACCCTGACCTGATTAAGTTCTGCGTAAAAGTCGGCCAGGCCATGTCCGAGGACAAGGTTTTGACCGGCAACGAACACGGCCAGCGTAGTGCGGCCCAAGTGCTCTATGGCTAATCAAGAGAGGAAATAAACATGGCTGTTAAAGGCTTAACTGCGCTGACGCTGGCAGACTGGGGTAAGCGCGTAGATCCAGATGGGAAGATCGATAAAATCACCGAACTTCTTTCCCAGACAAACCCGATTTTGCAGGACATGCTGATCGTTGAAGGTAACCTGCCGACTGGTCACCGTACGACTGTGCGTTCCGGCCTGCCACAGGCTACGTGGCGCTTGCTTAACTATGGTGTGCAGCCTAGCAAGTCCACCACCGTACAGATCACTGACTCTATCGGGATGCTGGAGACTTACTCCGAGATCGATAAGTCGCTGGCCGATCTGAACGGAAACACTAATGAGTTCCGTCTTTCTGAGGATCGCGCTTTCCTGGAAGGCATGAATCAGCAGATGGCTCAGACGCTGTTCTATGGCGATACCAGCGTTAACCCTCAGCAGTTCATGGGCCTGTCGTCCCGCTACTCCAGCAAGTCAGCGGGCAACGGGCAGAACATCATCGACGCTGGCGGTACCGGCACCGATAACACCTCCATCTGGCTGGTGGTGTGGGGTGAAAATACCGTACACGGTATCTTCCCGAAAGGGCAGAAAGCTGGTCTGCAAATGCAGAACCTTGGCGAGCAGACCCTGACCGATGCTAATGGTGGGCGTTACCAGGGGTATCGGACTCATTACAAATGGGATAACGGTCTCAGCCTGCGTGACTGGCGCTACGTTGTTCGCATCGCCAACATCGATGTTAGCGATCTGTCTGTTCCTGGTACCGCTGTAAACATCGTTTCTCAGATGGTGAAAGCGCTGCACCGCATCCCTAACCGCGGCATGGGAAAACCGGTCTTCTACATGAACCGCACCGTAGCCCAGGCTCTCGACCTGCAATCCCTCGATAAGAACTCCCTGGCGCTGAGCGTCAAGGAAACCGAGGGGGACTGGTGGACCACCTTCCGTGGTGTTCCGATCCGCGAAACTGATGCGCTTCTTGAAACAGAAGGGCGCGTCGTATAACGCCTGTCATTAACCCGGCGGGCTACGTGCCCGCCAGAAGGAGATAAGAAGATGATCAACGATAAGCTGTTGATGTTCTCTGAGGCGCAGGCGGTAACCGCATCGGCTGCATCTACGGACACCATCGATCTTGGGCCAATTGACGGCACGCGCCGCGATATTGGCGTCGGCGAACCACTGGAATACTGGGTGACAACTAACGCCACCGCGACCGCAGCTGGCGCCGCGACTGTTAACGTGCAGCTGCAGACCAGCCCGGATAACTCCACCTGGACAACCATTGCAAGCAGTGGAGATCTGGCGCTGGCGTCTCTGGTTGCTGGCCGCCGTATCGTTTCGCAGAAAGTGCCGCAGGGTGTGCAGCGATACCTGCGCGTTAACTACGTCGTCGGTACTGGTCCGCTGACCGCCGGCGCCTTTACTGCCGGGATCAATCTGGATGTGGACGGCAACAACCACTACCCGATCCGCTCTCGCATCACTGGTTAAGGAGCGATAAATGTCACAGGAAAAAGCACGCTATCGCATCACGCGCCTGTCTTTCATCGGCAACCAACTGCTGGATGAAGGATCTGAGGTGGAATACGAGGGAGAGCCAGGCAGCGCTCTGGAGCCGCTTAACGACGCCGCTAAAGCTGCCAAGAAGAAGGCTGACAAAGCGCGTGGTAAATCTGTCGATGATGATCCGGCTCCTGTCACCTCCGTTATCAACGATGATGGCGATAAGCCAGATGAAGAGGTTGATAACGATAATGTCGACGAGAACGGCGCTATCAGCGGTGACGAAGCCTCTCTGCGCCAGCAGTACGAAGAACTTTTCAACGAGAAGCCGGGCAACATGAAGGTGGAAACGATGAAAGAGCGTATTGCCAAAAAGCGTAAGGAACTGGGCGTTTAAGCCTCGCGGGTAAAACAGAGGGGCTTCGGCCCCTTTCTTGCAGGAGTGGAGTATGGAACTGGTTAACCTAAAAAAAGGCACCGAAACCTCCCAGGCTGAGCAGCAGAAAGGCGCAGCCGAAAAGCTGTGCAGTGGAGGTGAGTAATGCCTTCAGTCATCGAGATCTGCAACCGCGCGCTGAGCAACATCGGCAACAGCCGGAGCATCAACAGCCTGAACGAACAAAGCAAGGAGGCAGGGGCGTGCGATCTGCATTATGAGAGCTGCCGCGACTCGGTGCTGGCGGACTTTGACTGGAATTTCGCCACCAAACGTGTGGCGCTGGCAGATACCGGCAACCCACCTCCGGACTGGCAGTATGCCTACCAGTACCCTACAGACTGCCTGCGTATCACTGAAATTATGGTTCCGGGTCACCGCAACCCATCGGCGGCAATGCGTATCCAGTATGAGGTTGGCGCTGATTATGACGGTACCGGGAAATTAATTTACTCCGATCAACCTTCTGCCTGGCTGAAATACGTCGCCCGCGTGACTGACGTCAATATGTTCGATGCCATTTTTGCAGAGGCACTTGCGTGGCGCCTGGCGGCGGCAGTCAACATGGAATTAACAGGCGATGCGTCACTGGGGAATAACGCGTTAAACATGTACGCGCGCGCCATCCTGAGCGCCGGAACTCACAGCATGAATGAGTCGCAGGAGCCGGTAATGCCGGAGAGCGAATTTACCAATGCGAGGTTAAGCTAATGCCATTCAGCTGGATCCAGCCGAGCTTTGCCGGTGGTGAAATTGCATCATCTCTTTACGGTCGCGTCGATATGGCCAAGTATGCTGTGGCTCTTCGCAAGTGCAGAAACTTCATTGTGCGTCAGTATGGCGGCGTAGAAAACCGCCCGGGAACGCGCTTCATTGGTGCGGCTAAATACGCTGGCATGAAGTGCCGCCTGATCCCGTTTCAGTTCTCTACCGTGCAGACGTATGCCCTCGAGTTCGGTCACCAGTACCTGCGTGTCATTAAAGACGGCGGTTATGTGCTCAACAGCAGCAACTTTATTTACGAGCTGCCGATGCCGTACAACGAGCAGGATCTGAGCCGTATCAAGTACACGCAGAGCGCCGACGTTCTGACGCTGGTGCACCCGTATTATCCGCCGATGGAGCTGCGCCGGTACGCACACGACAACTGGCAGATCGTAGCGGTGGAGACCAAGAACGGCCCGTTTGAAGATATCAACGTCGACGAGTCGGTAAAAGTCTACGCCAGCGGCACTACCGGCAATATCGTGCTAACCGCCAGCTCTGCCATATTTGGTGCTGAGCAGGTTGGTAAGCTCTTTTATCTTGAGCAGCCGGCAGTCGATTCAGTCCCGGTCTGGGAGACAAGTAAAACCACTACCACTGGCGACATCCGCCGGGCAGATAGCAACTACTACCGGGCCAGTACCAGCGGCAAAACGGGGACGCTCAGGCCGTCACATACAGAGGGCTCCTCCTATGATGGATGGGGTGGGGACGGTGACGACGACACAGGGATCCTGTGGGAGTACCTTCATAGCGGTTTTGGCATTGTCCGAATCACCTCAGTCGCTAACGGCGGTCTCTCTGCAAATGCTACGGTTATTTCCCGCATCCCTGAGAACGTAGTAGGTAGCACTAAGCCAAGCTACAAGTGGGCGCGCTATGCGTGGAACAGCGCCAACGGCTACCCGGGAACCGTCGTGTATTATCAGCAGCGCCTCTTCTTCGCAGCTTCTACTGCCTACCCGCAAACCGTCTGGGGCAGCCGCACCGGCGACTACAAAGACTTTGGCAAGAGCAATCCAACCCAGGACGATGACCGGATAATCTACACCTATGCCGGGCGGCAGGTGAACGAGATCCGGCATCTTATTGACGTTGGCTCGCTGGTGGCCCTGACTTCGGGCGGTGAGTTTGTTGTGACCGGTGACCAGAATAAAACTCTGACCCCGTCGTCATTCTCCTTCAGCTCCCAGGGATCCAACGGAGCCAGCAACGTGCCGCCTATCGCCGTGGCGAACATCGCGCTATTTATCCAGGAGAAGGGCAGCACTGTGAGGGATCTGGCGTATTCATTCGACGTCGACGGGTATCAGGGTAATGACCTTACCATTCTGGCTAACCATCTCTTTCAGAAGCACAGCATTGTAGACTGGTGTTTCACAATCGTGCCGTACAGTGCTGCCTGGGCAGTTCGTGACGATGGAGTACTGCTGGCGCTGACGTACCTGCGAGAGCAGCAGGTTTTCGCATGGGCACCACAGCCCACCGACGGCAAATTTGAGTCCGCCTGTTCTATCAGTGAGGGTGGCGAAGATGCTGTGTATTTTGTCGTAAATCGGACTGTTAACGGACAGCAGGTGCGCTATATCGAGCGCCTGGCCAGCCGCCTGTTTACCGAAACTGAAGACGCGTTTTTTGTTGACTGTGGTCTGAGCTACGACGGGCGTAACCGGGATTCATCTCGCACAGCGCGGATCACTGGCGGGGTAGATAACTGGAGCTATCAGAAGGAGCTGACCTTAACCCTCAGCGGGGCACCCTTCTTTGCCCCTGCAGATGTTGGTGCGCAGGTTCAGATACCTTACATCGAAAATGATGATTCAGGCGCTGCTGTGAATAAGGAACTCCGCTGCAATATAACCAGTTACGTGAGTGGTAACGTCATCAAGATTATGGCTAATCGCGACATCCCTCCTGCACTGCGTAACACAGCGATCGCTAACTGGCAGGTGGCACGGCAGACTTTTTCCGGCCTGTCGCATCTCGAAGGAAAGACAGTAAATATTCTGTGCGATGCCAACGTTGAGCCGCAGAAAGTCGTTACTAACGGCGCCGTGACGCTGGAGAACGCCGGGGCCGTGATCCACATCGGGCTCCCGGTAACCGCCGAATTTGAAACGCTGGATATCAATATAAACGGACAGGAAACGCTGCTGGACAAGAAGAAGCTGATCCCATCGGTCAGCCTGGTGGTTAACGCGAGCCGCGGCATATTCGCGGGTACCGATGCCGATCACCTGTATGAATATCCTCAGCGCGAATTTGAGTTTTACGACGATCCAGTTGCCGATGCCACCGGCGTGGTGGAAGTGAAGCTGGACAGCAATTGGGATAAAAACGGGCGCGTCTATATTCGCCAGTCTGACCCGCTGCCGCTGTCTGTACTGGCCGTTATCCCGCGACTGACCGTAGGAGGCCGCTGATGATTGATGCCCGCATAGTCCCGGCCACCGCCGATCATATCGCCGAAATGCTGCCGCGTGTGCGCCAGGCCGATATTGACGAATTTCTGGCAATCAACGGATCTACCCCGGAGAAGGTACTGCTGACTGGCCTGAAAATATCGACCTTCGCCTGCGCAGGTCTGATTAACGGCCGGGTAGTAACCATATTCGGCGTGGCGCCGGGGTCGATGATCGGCGGTACCGGGACGCCCTGGCTGGTGGGCACTGACGATCTGGAGCTTTACCAGCGCACCTTCCTGCGCCGCTGCCGCAATGTCGTCAATGCAATGCTGTCTGTTTACCCTTATCTTGAAAATTATGTCGATGAGCGTAACCACGTCGCCAAGGCATGGCTGCACTGGCTTGGTTTCCGGCTGGAGGACGCCACGCCGTTCGGCATGGCAGGTCTTAATTTTCATCGTTTTCACCTGGAGAGAAAATAATGTGTGATCCAGCTACCGCGCTTGCTGGCGCGTCTCTAGCCGCCGGGGCGCTTTCTGCCGTTAACCAGTATCAGTCCGGTCGTCAGGCAGCGGCAGTCGCCAGTGCTAACGCTGAATCAGCGGAGGCTCAGGCGCAGGACTCCATTAACCGTGGCAACGCGGCTGCTGATGAGGTACGACGCCGCAATCGCCAGGCGCTGGGCACGCAAATAGCAACCGCAGCTGCTAATGGTGGCGACATTAGTACCGGCAGCGCGCTGGATATATTCGGTGATACCTCCCAGTTTGGTGAGCTGGATGCCCTCACCACGGTCAACAATGCCCAGCGAGAGGCGTACGGCTACGAGGTGCAGGCCAGTAATTACAAAGCACAGGCATCGGCAGCCAAACAGCAGGGTAGCGTGGGAGCGTTCTCAACCCTGCTGACAACGCCTCTTCAGGCGTATGGAGCCTATAAAATGGCTGGTGGCGACTGGAATCCGTTTGGCCAGAAAGCCGCGCCGATCTCTGCTGCTGGTCGTTAAGGAGAAAAAGAGATGCCAGTCGTACCTACCGTAACCGGACGCCAGGTAGAAAGCCGCGGCGTCAATGCTCCGGCAATCGCGTCATTTAATACCCCGAATGTCGGCGATGCACTGGCTGATGCCGGACAAAAGGCCGTCGGCGTGCTGGCCGATGCCAAAAACCGGGCTAACGTAGCGCTAACGCAGGAAGCCACCCTGAAACTGGACGCTATCGGCAACGACCTGATGAACAACCCGGAAACGGGATTTCTCACCCTGCAGGGAAAGAATGTTATCGGGCAGGCGCAGAAATACAGCCAGCAGTTTGATCAGCAGGCTGAAGAGATCGCCGCGAGCCTGCCGGATGAGACTGCGCGCACCGCTTTTATGCAGCAGGCGCAGCAGCAGCGCATGGCCTTCAATACGCAGGCCGGGCGGCATGAAGTAGGGCAGGTGCGGCAGTATGAGGCGGGGATGCAGGATGCCACCCTGAAAAACCTCTCAGTTCAGTTCCGCAATCCTGAAATGGCCAATCAGGCTGGCGTAAAAGCTTATCAGAGCATCATCGCTTACGGGCAGGCCCACGGTCAGAGCGATGAAGAGATCGAGCAGAGCTGGGTTTCATGGCGCGAGAATGCTGCTAACGGCGCAGCCGAAGCATGGTACACACCGATGTATCAGCAGATGCTTGGGCCCGGCGGCAAGATTGAGGTGACCGACACGCCCAGCGAGGCGCAACTGTTCTCAGCTATGATCTGGCAGGAGAGTGGTGGCAATCAGTATGGTAAAGACGGTGCGCCGCTGGTGTCCCCGAAAGGTGCCGTCGGCGTAGCCCAGGTTATGGAGTCTACCGGGCCGGAGGCTGCCCGTCTTGCTGGTGTACCGTGGGATCGTGATAAATGGATGAACGAACCACGCTATAACGCGAAACTGGGCCAGGCATACTTCGGCGCGCAAATGCAGAAGTATGACAATAATCCCGTGCTGGCGGTGGCCGCTTATAACGCTGGGCCGGGCGCTGTAGATGGCTGGCTCGAGAAGATAGGCGATCCCCGCACCGGTCAGGTCAGCAATGCCCAGTTCGCAGCCGCTATCCCTTACGAAGAAACGCGCAACTATGTGGCGAAAGTCACAGGTAGCGCTGGCGCAATCCCCGGATCGGCGACAATGGAAAACCTGTCACGGCAGCCGTTCTGGAATGCCATGAGTCCGGATAAAAAGTCCCAGATGATGAGTAAGGTTGCCGGGCTGTATGACATGCAGGCCGCTGCCGGACGTGTAGCTATTCAGGGCCGTATGCAGGACGATCTCGCGAAACTGGAAGCCGGCCAACCGGTGACCCCGATTTCTGCCCGTGAATGGGCGGCGGTGATGCCGCTGCAGGCTGCCCCTGCCGAGCGTCTACAGATGGAGAAAACCTACCAGCAGTATCAGCAGGCTATGACGCTGCAACCCGTTTACCAGACTATTGTGCAGGGCAGCGCTCAGCAGGGAATAGCTGCCGTACAGGCCATGATGCCAAAAGAGTCGGATCCTGATTTCAAATACAAAGCTGAGCTTTATTCATCTGCCCAGGCGAAATTAAACCAGGTGCAGAAGGCCCGTGAAGCCGACCCGGGCAACTGGCTCCAGCAAAATTCCCCAGTCGTTAAATCGGCGTTTGCCGAGTACCAGAATAATCAGCAGTCAGGAGAATATCTGGTATCTCGCATCCAGGCAGAAAAAGACCGCCTGGGCATCAACAGCAAAAAGGTTCTGCCGGATACCATGATAGATAACCTGTTGCAGCGCATCGACAACAACCAGGAATCCAGCGTTACGGCCATTCAGGCGGTGTCGCAGTCTTTCGGGAAATATTCCGATCAGGTGATGCAGCAGGTACAGAAAAACGCTTACCCGGCGCTGCAGGTCATTATGGCCACAGAGAACCCGCGCGCCGCTAACGCCCTCTGGCAGAGCCGCGGCGTGAAAACTTCAGACCTGCGCGGGAGCTTTGAGAAAACCGACGCCGACAGCGCTGATTCATCGTGGAACGACAAAGCGAAAGACTTCGCCAGCACAATGGTGGTGCAGCCGGGCGGCACTGCCGTCTGGAACAACTTCAACGAGCAGGGCAAGCGCCTGACGTACATCAACATGCAACGTGGCATGTCAGCCTCTGATGCGGCGAAGCAGGCCTATCAGGATATTCTCGGCGAGCAATACCAGACCAGCGGCACATGGCGTCTGCCTAACCGGGCCGGGGTAGATCTGCGTGACGTCAACGACGGGGCCGGGAAATATCTTGAGTCACTAACTGCTGAACAAATTATGCCGCTGGTGGGCGATCCGCGCCTGCCGGAAGACGTGAACCGCCAGCAGAGCCTGTCACGCATCAAAGACAGCGCTCAGTGGGTAACGAACAGCAACGAGACAGGGCTTACCCTTATGCTCAACGGCCTGATTGTTAATGGCGCCGATGGCCGCCCGGTCTCGGTTTCGTTCCAGGATCTTTCTAAGCTCGGCGCGGCAAACCGCTCAAAGTGGAACAGCCTGCTGAAATTCACTGATACGCCTGTTAAATACACCCCGGGGCAGTCGAAGGGCTACAGCGCTGAAAGCCAGCGCGACAACCTGATCGACATCTTCCAGGGCGGCCAGCAGTCAGGACGATAATATGCCAATTTATACCGACGATCCGGGGCTGGGGATTAACCAGCCAATCGGCAACGCTCCATCCGGTCTGGGTGAATCGCTGCTGTCGTCCCTTAAACAGGGGTTTGAAGAGGGGCCGGTTATGTCCGGCTACCGCTTCGCGCAGGCTGATATGCTGGCGAACGACCCTAATTCCGCTATCGTCAGCAAGGCGGACGCTGACGAGCGCCTGAAGCAGTACGGCGTGAAGAGCATCAACGTGCCGGAGACCGGAGTTACCCAGGCGTTTCTCGATCACGTCGTTGCTGAGCGCAAGGATTCGCTTGCGCGCCAGCAGATCGCCGCGTCAGCTCCGTCTGGCTGGGTGGCTACCCCGCTAAACTTCACGGCAAGCCTGGCCGGGTCGATGGCCGATCCCGGTAACGTGGCGCTGGCATTTGTGCCGTTCGCCGGTGAAGCGCGGGCGGCCTCCATGCTGGGGCGTTTCGGCGAGCGCTTTGTTGCCGGATCCCGCCTTGGTGCTGCGCAGGCAGTGGCCACCGTGCCGTTTACCGCAATGGCAGCAGCTGCTGATGGTGATGATTTCACGTACGGTAACGCGCTGGAGAGCACGTTTTTTAACACGCTGGCGGGCGGCCTGATGCACGCTGGCGGCGGGGTGATATCAGATCTGGTTCGCCCACGGCGTGCAGCTGAACCTGCCGCCGCAGAAACAGCGATCCCTGCCACAGACGCGCAGCCCACTCCGGTGGTGACCCCCGACAATATTCCGGCAGGCGTCAATATCCCGGAGCGCGGTACCAATTCAGATCTGTCTGCTGCAATCTCCAGCGACGCGGAGAACTACGCATACAGCCGGGCCTATGATGATGTTGTACCGGAGTACATGGCACAGCAGCGGGAACTACAGACAGGGCAGATCGATAACGTGGCAGATCTGCGCGCCGAGCTTACTGCCAACCAGCGCCAGGCGGATGCACTGGATGCCACAGTGCAGCAGCGCACCACCGATTACCAGTCTCAGCGGATGAAATTCAAGGATGCGCGTGCGCGGGCACTGAAAGATGTCCAGGCCGAAAAGGATAAATTCATCTCCCGCAACGATGAAATCAACCGCACGCTGGAGCAGAACGCTGCCGCCGAGCAGGCGCGCGGTAGGCAGTCTCAGGTTAGTAAGGGCGAAATCCCCGATGACCTGAAAGTGCGTATAGCAGAACGTGCGCAGCAGATCCGGGACGGAATGCAGATGTCGCCAGTGGCCGGTGCTGTTCGTACCGCCGCAGGTGCTATACGCGAAGCTGACTGGGCGGTTAACCAGCAGGCATACCGCGCTGCGCTGGCGCATATGATGGAAGGGCGCAGCCCGGATGTAGAGCCGTTCTATGAGCTGCATACCCCGGCGCTGCGTGAGCGCGCTATTCAGCGCATACAGAACCCGGTGCGTCAGGTGGATGAAGCCGCGCGCCCGGTCAGCGAAACAGCTGATCGTGTTTACCATGAAACCCAGCAGGCAGACCACGAGGTCACCGCCGCTGCTGCCGATCTCGAAAACGAGTTCAATCTGAGTAACGCGCTGCTGGATGATATCGCCGTTGATAATCCAGAGCTTGCGGCCACGATGCGCGAAAACCTCAATGCTATTCGTGCCGAGGCCAGCGACAATAGCATGAGCAACGCTTTCCGGGCCTTTGCCGCCTGTATGATTAACCGGGGGATTTGATGGCAGCCAATGAGTTTTTAACGCAGTGTGAGCGCACAGTAAACGCCGCCGCCGGGCGTGACCTGTCACCTGATGAAATGGAGTCACTGGTGCGCGACATGCGCGACACGACAGACAGGATCATGGCGGGAAACGAGGCGCTGTCTCTTGAAGAAGCTGCGCTGCGGGCCGCCGAAGAGCTGAGTAACGCCGACGTGCTGGCGAAGCAGATAGAGGCCCGCAACAAGGCTATCAATACCCGCATCGCTGCCCAGCGCCTGGGCGAGCTGCGCACAACATGGAAAGACCGCCCCGATATCGGGCTGGAAGCGATGCTGGTAGGGCGTAACGATGCGCGCACCGGCTCCCGCCGCTCTGTATCTTCCGAGGTGGCCCAGCTACGGGGCAAGTACCACGCCGGGATCAACTTCGATTTCGACCGTGCTGACCTGGTGAAGTTTATCGCCAGCGGCAGAAACGACCGCGAGATCGCCGAAGCTATGTGGCGTATCGGTCGCGGTCAGTCTACCGATGGCATGACTCGCCAGTCAGTTGCAGCGGCGCAGATTATCTCGAAGTGGCAGGAGTCGGCACGCATCGATGAGAACAGGGCCGGGGCATGGATCCGCAAAGAGCCTGGCTACATCGTCCGCCAGTCGCACGACATCATGAAAATCCGGGCCGCTGGTTTTGACGCCTGGCGGAACGCAATTCTTCCGCGCCTGGATGAACGCACATTCGACGGTGTGAGCGACCGGGATCAGTTCATGCGCAGTGTTTATAACGGCCTGGCATCCGGGGTGCACCTCACCTCTGAAAAGCCGGACTGGATGAATGGTTTCAAGGGATCAGCAAACGCTGCCAAACGCGCCAGCCAGGAGCGCGTGCTGCACTTCAAAGACGGTATATCGTGGCACGAGTATAACCAGCAGTTCGGCACCGGGAGCCTGCGCGAGGCAGTATTTGGCGGCCTGAACAGCGCAGCGCGTAACACGGGCATGATGCGGGTGCTGGGCACCAACCCCGGCAACATGTTCAAGTACCTTACCGACACGATCGCTGATGACGTCAGCAAATCGGGTAACCCGGCGGCGCTGGCCGACTACATGACCAAAGTACGCAGGCTAAACCGCACCGTCATGCCGCAGGTGGATGGCTCGCTGAATATCCCTGGCAGCGTGGGTTGGGCTAATGCATCGGCCAACGTGCGCGGCTGGTTGCGTATGAGCCAGCTCGGCGGCGCGGTGATCTCCTCATTCAACGATGTGCCTATCTCTGCTACCGAGATGCGCTATCAGGGGCAAAACTTCATGCAGGCGGTGCTTGGCGCGATGAAAGGGCGCTTTACCCGCTATACCAGCGCAGAGCAGAAGGAGATCCTGTCATCGATCGGTGTTTACTCCGATGCTATGACGCAGGAGATAATCCGCCGAATCTCGGGGGATGACAGCCTGACCGGGAAAATGGGCCGCGCACAGCAACTGTTCTTCAAGTACAACCTGATGAACTTCTGGACAGAGAGCGGGCGCAACAGCAACGCCATGATGATTACCAACTGGCTGGCGCAGAACGCCGACCAGGCCCACGCTCGCCTGCCGGAGGATTTGCGCCGGGTGCTGGACCTGCACGGCATTGGAGATCGTGAGTGGGAGATTTTCCGCCACATGGACATGGCCGATAGCGAAGGCCGTAAGTTCATGACGACCAGCGGCATCCGTGGCGTGCCTGACGATGTGATCTCCGGGTATGTTCAGAGCAAAGGGCTGAAGCCAACCGAGCGCGCTATAGCCGATGCCCGTGACCAACTGGAGGGTCAGTTACGCGGCTACATTCTGGATCGCCTGAATATCGCAATGTCGGAGCCTGGCGATCGCACACAGGCATTTATGAAGATGGGTACCGTGCCAGGCACGGTGGCAGGAGAAGCGATCCGGTTCGCCGGCCAGTACAAATCCTTTACCGCCAGCTTTATGCAGAACGTGCTGGGGCGCGAGGTGTTTGGCCGCGGCTATACGCCAGCCGGACTGGGCGAGTCGAAAACCACATCCATGACCAACGCGCTGATGCGTAACGGCAACGGCGCATTCATTGGTGCTGCCAACCTCTTTGTCTGGGCGACGCTGTTTGGCTACACCTCAATGCAGGCTAAGCTGCTGCTGAAGGGCCAGACGCCGCGCCCGGCAGACGCCAAGACTTTCCTCGCTGCAGCAGCGCAGGGTGGCGGTCTGGGCATCCTGGGCGATTTCATGTTCGGCGAAGTTAACCGGATGGGCGCAGGTCCGGTCACGTCACTGATGGGGCCAGCGGCATCCAATGCTGACAGCGTAATCACGCTGCTACAGAGCACTACGCGCGGCGATGCAGACCTTGGCGACTGGTACCGCACCACCCTGGATAACACGCCTTTCCTGAACGTGTTCTGGCTGCGTACGGCGATGAATGGTTTAATTCTGAACAGGATTCAGGATGCGCTGGACCCCGGTTCGCTGGAGCGTTACCAGCGACGGGTTGAGCGAGAGCAGGGCAACGAGTTCCTGGTGCCGCCGTCACAATTTATGCTGGGGAAATAATTGATGGATAAAGCAAAGTTTTTTCTGGTCTACGTCGCTATGCTGGCGTTTTTCCTCTGGCCCAGCATTACGATCTTGTTTTTCGATAAGACAAGGCTCACCTCGACAGATTTCATCCTGGTTCTGACATTCTTCGGTATCGGAGTAGCGCTGCTGATTATGGGAGTGCGAAGACTGCTGGAGTTACTGAGATTAGTAAAGTCGTGACATGTCACAGCCCGCATCAAGCGGGCTTTTATTTATTATCCGATATTTTTCTTCAGATGGAGGGTGCAGTAATCGAGATGCGTCTGGATCTCGGTCAGCGTCATTTGCGTACATGATGCGTAATTCAGGAGTGCCGCCAGCTCAGCAGATGCGCCAGCAACGTTGTGCCCGTCTTTTTCAAGTTCTCTCAGCAATTCCATGAGGTGTGATTTTTCAATCAGCGACATGACACCGCTTGGTGTATGAATTTTCTCTGAAAAACCTCGTTCTAACGGGTGATGGTACCGCCTCCGCATTGCTCTCCCTCCGCATAAGTACTGTATATATATACATATATCAGATGTGGCCTTAATTTTCCAGCAGGTAATGGTAATTACCCAAAAGGTAATAAAACCTATTCTAGTCATGATTTTAATGCATATAGGGGTTTTGAGGTAATAAAATAACCAGATGTGGCGCGCCGGGCGCTGCTTTATCTGGAGATCAGCCATGACGGTGTCTACCGTAGTTGACCATAATGATTACACCGGGAACGGAGTAACTACCGTATTCCCGTATACCTTCAGGGTTTTTGTAAAATCTGACCTGGCCGTTACTGTTGTCGACCCTGACGGCAATATTACTCAGCTGGTGCTGGATACTGATTACACCGTAACCGGGGCCGGTGGCTATTCAGGTGGATCTGTCGTACTGAAATCACCTCTGTCAAACGGGTGGCAGATTTCTGTTGCGCGTGATCTGGATCCTGTGCAGGAGACAGACCTGCGCAACCAGGGCAAGTTTTTTGCAGAGACACATGAAGATGTATTTGATCGCCTGACTATGCTGATTCAACAGGCATTCAGTGCGTTCCGTCTTTCCCTGAGAAAGCCGTCCAGCATCGCAAACTGGTACGACGCCCTGGGTAATTACATCAGGAATGTACGCGACCCCAGAGACCCGCAGGACGCCGCCACTAAAAATTACGTCGACAGTCTGGCGGGCAGCAACCAGATGCGAACCCTGCGCGTTCCGGAGCCGATCAACTCGCTGCCGGGTGTTGAACTACGAAAAAACAAGATGCCTGCATTCGATGATGGGGGAAACCCTATTGTCGTCGTCCCGCCGTCAGGCTCTGCGTCTGATGTGATGATCGATCTGGCGAAGCCAACCGGCGCCGGTGCGATTGGTTACCAGTATAAAAATAATGCTTCATCCACTAAGCGCACTGTCAGGGACAAGCTGGACGAGCGTGTCAGCCTTTGGGATTTCCACTGCGATTCAAATGGCAACGTCATCCTACCCGGGCCGACCATAGACAGCCGGCAGTACATTCAGAATGCGATTGACTACCTGAATGCCAAAGGCGGCGGAACATTAACCATCCCGACAGGCACCTGGTGGTTAAACTCCTATGGTAAGCCGGATAAAATCGCGGGTTACTCTGGCATCATTCAGCTGCTCAGTAACATTGACATATTTTTTGAAGCTGGAAGCCGGGTAAAGCTGACTTCGTATTTCAACGAGAAACCATATTGCGTTTTCTGTGGGTTTAATGGGAACGACCCGGCAACTTCGGCATCGCTGAATAAATGTAATATATATGGCACGGGCGTAATTGATTGTGGTGATAGCAACCGCCAGCCTGTGGGCGGCGCGTTATGCTATGCCATCGGTACTGGACGATCCTACGACTGTAACATCAGAGATATTTACATCACGGGCGGAGACCTGACGTGGGCGGCAACGCTGGGATGGAACGGCTACGGCAGCAATACAGTGGTCGACAACGTGACGGTTACACACTGTAAAAAATCTGATATAGAACGCAACGTTGATCAGTCTCTTTTTTACGTTGGCTGCTCATTCTCTGGCGTCAAAAACTGCTACATGAACCCGTCTCCGGATAATGGGTATGCTGCGAAAATTTCCGCAGGCGTTGAGCTGCATCAGCTTGATACCTTTTGCACCAATAACCGCATGTATGGGCTGATGCGCGGAGTCTACGTTGTTCTGCATAGCGCGGAGACCGGCGGCCAGGGTACATTCATGTCGCGCATTCACGTGTGCGATAACAAAGCATTGATTACAGGTCAGTTCGTCACTGTCGGTGCCGAGGCGATCAACGCGCAGACTCACATTTACGATGTGGTGATCGCCAATAATATCTGTGTTGTTATGAATCCACCGGACGACGCCCCACTTATACGCTGCTTCGTTGCATCAGATGTCTGGACTACAGCTCCGCCTGATAGCGATACTGCGCGGGTTCTGGTAACGGATAACACGTTTTTCGTACCGACCACGGTGGCGGACAGCATGTTCTTCTTTTTCCGCATCAGCACCCGTGGCTACTATTTCAGCGGCAATATTTGCGACTGTCGACGCCTCATATCCGGGGATGGAGCAGGAGCCGGAACGGTAGAGATACGTGATATTGTATGGGATGCCTCTAACGTTCTTGGCCCCACATGGCTTGGTCTACGTGGTGGTACTGCCAACCTGATCGAGCTGTACGTTGCAGCGGTTCTGCGCTGTAAATTTGAAGTGAGTATGACCTATAGCGATGCAACTATTGCCAATATCGTATACGCCCCCGGGACTACCAGTATCGATTTTTCCGTAATCAAAGTGTCACCAGAAAACATACCATCATCAGTTGCTGCAGTTGGGGTATCTGAGGCTAACAAGGCGAAATCGACTAACTATTTTTCCTATCCGGTTACTCTGCCGTTTGGGTGTTTCGCTCAGGCAGGAGCGGTATTCTGTTACACTACCGGCACAGATTTCGGCTGGTGTGCCAGCGCAGAGGTATTATCTAAACCAGGCGTTGTAGGTTTGACAACTCCTGGCTCATATGGAGTCAAAGACAACGGCCAGCTTGGCGGTGTAGGGTATAATGATACAGCCACTGCCAGAACCTGGAACCAGCGTGTTTTATTAAAAAGCTCAACGCAATAAAAAATCCCCGCCTAGGCGGGGATTTTCAATCTTTGATAACACAATTAATTCATGCAATCTTTTTTGCTAAAATCAACAACTATATTTACCCCTTCATGGTATAGCTTATAGTCTTGATTACTGGTTACTAACTTATAATTGCAAAAGTCCCTGAGTGAGCTATTGACTATTTCACTATTATACCCAGGGTCCATTTGCTTCAAACCGTTTATTCCCATGTAATAATGCGCCCACATCCAGTTTCCAAAATAACTAACTACTAGCCCATTTAGCAATGGGAAATTCTTGGATGAGTTTGTAAGTATGCTTGATCTGGGTGGCTCACCATTAAAAATAATGTAGTTTGTATTGTAATCGAATTCTTTCGTATCTTCTTTTATTGAATCTATTATTTGTTTATCAACAGAGGATTGATGCTTGCTGGAATTAGCATATGCGCATGTAAAAATAATCATGTATGCATACAGCGGCAGAACAACCAATGACGGTACTTTGCTTTCTTTGCACGCCAGAGTCGCCAGGAATAAGACAAAAAGCAAATAGGAGCCAACGCCTATGTACAACCGGGAAAAACCTACCATTGGGTTATCAAGTGGTAAAAGAGATCCTATCGTGGCGACTGGAGTCACAATTACTACAAGTAAAGAAACAACAAAAATAAGCCAGCCAAACTTCCCTTTGTATCCTTTTAAATAGCGGTAAGAAATTACCAAAGCGGAAAGTAAGGAGATTGCAATAAGTACTGGCATGATGAATTTTCCCATGCCATTAGGTAGTATTATCCCTTCTATATGATAGTAATAGGATTTTAAGTTACTGATTACCGTATTCAGAAGATCAGCAGAAACCCTTGGGTGGTTAGCACTGTGAGAGGACTCCAGAGTCAAAGGCAATATCACCTTCATATAGAGAGCCAACCCCAACAAAATGCTTAAAACCCGAATAAATGATAATTTTATTATTTCATAAGGAGATGTTAATTTATAAACATCATAAAAGAACAGTAGGGATGTAAAAATAAGTATTATATTTACAGATGCTTGATATAAGCACATTACACCAACCACTAAAGCCACCTTAATTAAAAGGTTGACATAATGATTATTTGATAAAGTAAATAAAAAGGCAAAAGACAGAACCGCAGAAAAAAGGATAGTCAGGCTATCAAACCTGTAGCTAAGGACTTCAACAATAAATGGATTTATTAAAAAAGACAAAGGCAGCAGGAAAACCCCTTTTTTGTTACTGAAAAACTCTTTGCCAAATCTATAAAAAACCCAGGACAGCATGACGCATGCAACAAGAAGCGGCGCAGGGGCAATGTCTGCCATTGTTCCACTAAACATAAGAACAGACATTAATATATCAGACAAAGGGCGTCCATCTTCCCACCAAAATCTGTAACCTAGCGTTGACCGCCCAATATCGTCTATGTAATAAATATTTGCTAGTATGATGGGCGCCACCAATAGCAAAACAATGATGAAATATTCCTTTATCTGTTTCACACATCGCCTCCATTTTTTAAAATATATCTAGGCCTGTTCTTGGATTCGGTGTAAATCCTTCCGATGTATTCACCAAGCACCCCAATGCCAATAAGTTGTACGCCACCAAGGAACAGAATTGAAACCAGCAATGAAGGGTATCCACGCACCGGATTTCCAAAGGCGATCGTGTCTATAATCATCCATGCGCCATAAAGGAACGACAGACCTGCAACCAATAATCCAATATAAGTCCACATACGCAGAGGGAAGGTAGAGAAACTGGTTATCCCCTCAAGGGCAAGGTTCCATAACTTCCAACCATTGAATTTTGAATCACCGGCAATCCTTTCAGCTCGGGTATACTCAACAACGTCTGTCTTTCCTCCAACCCAGCTAAGTATTCCCTTCATAAAGAGATTGCGCTCAGGAAGAAGCTTGATGTTTTCCACCACCCCGCGGGACATCAGGCGGAAATCACCGACATTCTCCTCGATTTTAGGGTTGCTGATTTTGTTGTGCAGCTTGTAGAACCACTCAGCAGTCTTCCGCTTGAGTCTTCCATCAGTTGATCTGTCTGTTCGTTTCGCCAGTACCATTTCAGCGCCAGCCTGCCACTTATCGATCAGATGAGGAATGACGTTAATAGGGTCCTGCAGGTCGACGTCGATAGGGATTACGGCTTCGCCTGTCGCATGGTCTAGCCCTGCAAATAAAGCAGGCTCCTTGCCGAAGTTGCGGGTGAATGACAACGCAACAACAAGAGGGTCTGCAATTGCCAGTGATCTGATTATTGACTCTGTAGCATCCTTGCTGCCGTCGTTGATGAAGACTATTTCAACCTCATATTGCTGAAGATCTTCAAACTCGCGCACTGTTTTATAGAAAATTGGAATCGCGTCTTCTTCATTAAAGACTGGAACGACCAGAGAGATCTTCATTTCGCATCCCTAAAGACAATGAATTTGGAATAGATAAAACCGCATACCAGGCTGATAGCGGAGAAAATGACGAGAGTAACTAATGGAGGTAAGCCAACTTTGTCTGCCTCCCACCCTATAGCTGCGCTCAATGTTCCCATAAAGCCTACATAGAGCATGTATCTCATGGTTGTTGTAGAGGCTTTGAACGTAAATCTTGCGTTCGCAAAGAAGCTGAAGCTCACCGCAACTACAAACCCGCCAAAGTTGGCAAGGGCTTGCCCTGTATCGAGTCCATACACGCATACAGCAAACACTACCCAGTGAATGATGGTGTTTAAAACGCCAATGACAGCGTACTTAGAAAAAAGCTTTAACATGATAAATATCAGCAGATTCTGAAAGTGTTGGAGTTTACCACCGGACAGCAATCTGATCGACAACCATCGGTCTATCAGCACATGTGAGGGGAAGACGTTTTATTCATTACAGAAACCCGTGAGTACCTATTTAATAATAAAGTTACCTTACAGGTAACATTGTTGAGAGCTTTCTTAGGTAATAATATTCGTATACGGTTTATTGTGTATCATGTAACCACCAATATAAAGGGGGTTTATATGCACAAAAATCGGTGGCTACCATGTCAGCCTCGCTAACTGTCTCGGGTATCAATCAGGGCCTTAGCGTCGGCGCTTTGACGGCGTGGCTCGTGGGCGTCCCTCCAGAAGTGGCAATAGGTGCTTTGGCCGGGGCGGTAATATTTGTTACCTCTGCTGTCGAATACCCGATACGTCGCAGGCTCCTGCTTGCGCTTCTGTCATTCGTCTGTGGACTACTTTTCTTCAAGCCTGCCGCCGCCATCATCATCGGTGTTTTCAGTCTGATACCCACTATCACAGCCAGCTCGTTCGAAACCGGCATAGTCTTCTCCGCCGGCGCTTTCGTTGCGAGCATCGTGGCCGTGCGGGTCGGCATCTGGCTGTATCACCGGTCTGACAATCCTGGGCAGATGCTGCCGAAAAGGGGGGACGATGATCAGCCATGAATTTCTGCTCGTAGCCAATGCCATTATCTGCGGTCTGCTTTCGCTGCGGGTACTGCTGTTCCGCCGGGAGGGATCGCGCCATCGCTGGTGGGGCGGCTGGCTGGCTTATCTGGTGATCGTCGTGGCAGCCAGCATCCCGATCCGCATCTTCTACGGCAACTACACAACTGTCGACTGGGGCGACGTCATCCTTAATGGCGTTTTCCTGGCGGCAATGCTCAAGACAAAGGGCAACGTCGTGCAAATTTTCAAGATAGCCAGAGGTCCACAACATGAAGATTTCCAGTAACGGCCTGGCCGTGATGAAGCATTTCGAAGACTGCGAGCTGGAGGCATACCCGGATCCCGGCAGCGCACTGGGCAAGGCGTGCACCGCCAGAAAGCTGCCCGTGCGGGATTACCGCCAGGTTCCTGACTGGCAAAAGCTCAGCGGGTCACCCTGGACTATCGGGTGGGGCCACACCGGGCGCGAGGTTAAGCCCGGGCTGGTATGGACTCAGAAACAGGCGGATTCCGTGCTGCTTGACGATCTCGCACGCTTCGAGACGGGAGTAGATAAGCTCGTCACTATCTCCCTCAAGCAAGGCCAGTTCGACGCGCTGGTCTCTTTCTCCTACAACGTCGGTCTTGAGGCGCTGAAGAACTCCACGCTCCTGGAGATGGTGAACAACAAACGGCACGACCAGGCGCTGGCGCAGTTTGCCCGCTGGAACAAATCAGGCGGCCGGGTGATGAAAGGGTTGGTTCGCCGCCGGGCGGCTGAGTCCTGGCTCTGGCGTGATGCATCGGGTGCCGAGGCGATCCGAAAGGGAGTGGCCGCAGCATGATGGCCATCCTGAAGGCATGGTGGAAACCGCTGGCTCTGCTGGCGGTTTTAATTTTGCTGGTGGCCGGTGCGCGGATCGCCTGGGTTAAGCATGGGCAGGAGCAATATGATGCCGGGTACGCGAAGGCGCAGGCAGACCAGAAAAAAGCTGATGACGAAGCTAAGGCTCAACGTGAGCAGGAGAAAACAGAAATTGAACGTGAAGCGCAATCCCGTATTGATCAGGCGCGCAACGATGCTATGCTTGCTGCTCAGCGCGCTGGTGGGCTGCAGCGCCAGCTCGATACCATCAGGCAGCAGCTCAGAGAGTATTCCACCGCTAACGGCATTGGGTCGTCAGCCGGAGACACCGGAGTATTGCTTGCCGACCTGCTCAGCAAATCTGTCGAACGAAATCGACAGTTGGCAGACTACGCTGATCGGGCAGCCGCCGCCGGAGCCACCTGCGAGCGGCAATACGACTCCCTGACGAAACGGGGCACATTTCCCCGGTGACGGTATATAAAACGGTATGGCGAAACACTATCAACTTAAATTCCTATATATATCAGTTATTTAATCATGCTGTATACAATCGAGTGGGAATAACCGCTTGCTAGGCGTTGTTATTTTCTAAGTATTCTAAGCCCGCTTTAATGCGGGCTTTGTTTTACTATCTTGCCGCTTTTATCCTGGATGAAAACATCATCATCAATGGTGAGCTTTATCTCTCCGTTCCTGAGTTGAGAAATGACCATAGCGATGTTTTTATCAATACAGTTATTGGGCAGCGATACGCTGTCAAAGCATAGCCTGTCCTTCATCTTTTCTTTTTTAAAACCATCGCCAAAATCATAGATGTAGACGCTGGGTTGCTCATGAGGCTCGTTGAAATCAAGTTTATACTGTGATATCAACAGATTTTTATTATCAAGCCACCAGCTCAGTTTACTTTTAGCAGAGTAGGGGAGTCCCTTCACCGCAATCAATACCGTGTTAGGCGTTGCGTCTACTGCCATCACTTCAGCAGTGACAGGTCTTTTAACAAAGAAAAACCCTAAAGCTAAAGCTACTATGACGATCGCTAAGATGCTGGTTTTTTTCATTGCTCAATCCTTTGTTAAGATAGTTGATTATATCTTTGTGAGAAATGATTTTAAATTAAATCAGCTATTTTTTGTATCATTGATGGGGCAGATTGGGAGAGTAGATCTGTATTCAATCCATTCTGTCTTTTATCGAATTAATAAGCAAATAGAGAACTATATCCACCTTTTAAAGGTGGAGTAAATTGTAATTAAAAGTTTTCGCTAGGAAAATAAACCTTTTTTCAATGGGTTGGGTATTGTCCATCTTTGATGAGGTTTTTGTACTTTAAAATATTTTTTAGTTAACATTGACCTTAGATGAGCAGCTAAGGAATGTGACCATGGATGTATCAAAAATCGCAGAAGGTATCTGGAATACTATTAAAGGATTGCCTAACAGCTTCTACTATGGTGTAAGGCGTACCTACATCAGCACGGGTTCATTAGGCTATGACCGAAAGTTACGTAATGAAAAAGAGAATGAGCGTTTTTACAAGGTAATTAGAGAATTAGCTAAAAATGAAGAACCAATTCGCAGGCTGATTACTATTGTTATCACAGAATTTTATAATAAACTTGATTCGCAGGGTAAAGAAGTCGTTCTTAACCAGATTGGATATGATGCTGGTAGATTAGCCGGCAGAGTTGGCGCGCAAATTCTAACATCTCAAGTGATTTCAGCAGCAATTATAAAATATGCAAGAGGTTCCTATGCATGGAAAACACTATATGGGTTAGGAGCCAGCTTCACTTTCAGTGCTGGGATGTGGCAGGGATTAATTGAAGAAGCAGCATTAGCGAGCCGTAGGATGAAGAGTCATTACCCCTATATCTACTGGAAAGTGCAGCGGGAAGGGCTTGATATGGTATACTTTGTAGTTGAAGAACAGCTAAAACCATATCTTGAATTTATCACAAGCCATCCAGAGATGTGTAAAAGGATTAATAATGAAATTTGTAAGTTGGCTAGGTAAGATCCTTGGTTGGTTTCTTGCTCATGCATTACAAGGAACCATAACAGTAGCGATGAGTTTTGTGGCTCTTTATTGTCTGTTTGTTTTCGATAATATTGCCATGAAGGTCGCGGGTTTTGTCGGTTCATTTGCCATTGCTTACATTGCGAGTTATTTATTAGGGATGGTCAGAGGTGAACATAGACGATAGGGTTTTAACCGCCTTTCCGGAGCTCTAATGATGGACAGAATCAATATCAGTGCGCTGGATGACCTGATCGGTATCTACTTCGGGCAGGATTACGATCTGTTCGATGACAGTGAAGACATCGAACCAAAGATAGATGCCTTTCTGTCAGCTTCACACAAAGGTATGCAGCATGCCGTTATCGACGACATCGATCTGTTTCTGCGCGAATGCGACGATTTAGACTCTGATTTCAGAGATCGGTATCAGCGGACGTTTGTGCCAGAGAACTGGGGAACAACGCCAGCAGATTTCTTGCTAATCGTGCGAACGCGCATAGCGGATTTTCATAAGGCAGACGCGTCGCCGAAGCCCTGTTAG